TCGCTTTACGGCTCAGGATGACGGCCTTGTGATCGCTGATTCCGTTGATCGCGCCGTCGTCATACCCCTGTGTTTTGAGGTACGTCTTGAGCGCATCACGTTCCGACTTCGCCTTCGCTTCGTCCTTCCATTCGGGCAGCTTGGCAAGGAGTTCTTGCTGCTGGGTCGAAAGGTTGTCCTGATGCGCCTTGGCTTGTTCGGCTTGGAATTGCTGTGCGAGCGTCTGCTGTTCCTGCTGGTTCTTCTGAAGCGCGGCTTGTCTTTGGTTAGAAAGGTGCTGCTGTTTCAGGAATTCAACGGGGTCGCTTTCGAGCAAAGCATTCCAGTCGATTTGCGCTTGTTGCTGTAACGCGCCTTCAAGCTGCGCGGCCATCTTCGTCAGGTTCTGCGCATAGGCCATGCGCTCCTGTTGTGCTTTGCTCGTTTCGGCCTCTGCGGCCTTGCGGGCTTCAGCGACGGCCATCGTCTTCTGCGTGTAATCGCTTTGACGCAGGCCGTTCTTGTAAGCATCCGCGACTTGGGCTTTTGTCAGCGTGACCTGCTTGCCGTCCACCTCTACGGTGATCGGTGCGTCGTCGCCTTCTTCGGCTGCGTTCGGGGTTGCTTCTGGTTCCGCCTCTTTCTTGGGCGGGTCAATCTCCGTGTCTACGGCGGGCTCCGCAGCCGCAGGCGGGTCGATGATGTCGGCCCACGCAGCGGCAGCGCCGTCTACGGTCAGGGCGGATTCCGATGAGGGAGTGTCCACAGTATCTCCAAGTCAATGACGGGGAGTTCCACCCCGCCCCGGCGCCTCTCGGCGGTCAGGTTTGGACGCAAAAAAGCCACCTCTAGGGTGGCGTCTGTCGCGTGCGTCCGTCGCTCAGATTATTTCAACGGTTGCCCGTTGCGTTCGAGGATGTTCAACAGGCCCTCATTGCCGGGGAACACCACGTAATTGCTGCTGCCCTGCCCTGCCCCGCGTGAGCCGCTGTCTAGGTAGCGTATGCCGGGGATACCTTGCTGGCGTAGATAGGATGAGATCGCGGCGGATGCCTCGTTCGCATTGCCGCCAAATGAACCACCAAGCGTGTTATGCAGGCGTCGATAAACATCCGCGCCAGTTTCTTCAGGTAGGAAGTTGTGGCGGGCGGAGACTACTGACGCCTGTCGCATAAATGCAGCCAGCTCCGCTTCTGTCGGCGCGGCGTTGCCTTGGTTGCGAAGCGACCTAGCCTGCTGCATCAAAGGTCGCTTTCCTTCGATCGTTGTCGGGAACAATTGCTGCACCCCCGGAACCTGCTGACTCAGCGGCTTATCCCAATCCAGCATCTTGGCAATGTGCTCGTCGGGGAGGTCTACTTTGTAGAGGTTGCCAGCGCGCTCACTTCCAGAATATGCGGCCTTCAATTCTTCAGGAACGGCAGCGCGTACTTCATCGCCGAGTGCGCCTTTACTATTTAGCCATGTCGCAAGCGAATTTTCGTTTACCCCGTGCAATTGTCCAAACTGAGCCCGGCCGCTTGGGTATGCTTTACGAAAGGCAGAAAGCGCTTCATCCGTAGGGTTGAACCTCTCTAAATCTGATCGTCCAGCATTGATGTATGACTCAGACACGGCTGGCGAATCAGCCAAATACAGACCATGCCCGTAAGCCTGCGCGCCCTCGCCCGTGCCAATCTTGCTGGCGTCGAATGCGTCGAACTTGTGAGGGCTGCCGTGCCACACCACCGCACCTCGCTGCGCATTCCCCGGCCCGGCGAACATCGGTGCAGCATTGGTGTAGTTCGACACGCCCTGATTGATCGTTGATGCAATCTGCGGCGCCTTTGCAGCCGCGAAGATCGGCATTGCAAGCCCTGCGGATTCTCCGAGCATCCCGGAAACCCCTGACGCTGGCTTTGTGAGCCCCTTACGAGCCATCCATTCGGAACCGCCCACCGGCGCATCGCCAATCACGGGTTGCAGGCCGATCTTCTTGAGTGCCCACGCCACCGCGTCAATGGGGCCGCTCAGATTCCCCGCGGCGGCGTTGCTCGCGCCTTGGGCAAAGTTGCTGAATTCGTCCAGCAGGCCCATTACAGCCCCTGATTCAGCAGGAATGCCTGCATGCGAACCTTCTTGCGTTGCAGGGCTATCTGAGCAAGTCGCTCGCCCTCTCGCGCAGCGTCTGTTTGTGACGCAGGTCCGCAGCCGCTAGTTTGCCCGAATCCATCGTTTGTTGCAACGTGGTTTGGAGTTTTGTCAATAGGCTTTGCATCAGCCACAGCCGTTCGCGGCCTTCCACGTCCCTTGCGGGTGAAGATTTCCATTGCGCGTCGATCTCCGCTTTGATTTGGTCGAAGGCGAGCTGATACGCCTCATTGTCGAGAACCTCTTTGGCCCGGTTCGCTTGGTAGATGGCTTGCTCAGGTGTCATAGGTGCAGGAGTAGTAGCTCAATGTCTTCCTCGTCGCGCATCTGCTCGAACAACTCGATCAGGCGCTCGTATTGCTTGGCGGCGAGCGATTCTGCGTAATCATCAGCCTTGCCGACCGTTTCGGCAAATGCCTTGACGGCCGGCAGGTCAATGACTTCTTCCGGCTCGGCTTCGGCCTGCTCGACGGCCGGCGCCTCTTTAGATTCCGGATCATCAGCTTCGAGCGCCAGCGCGTTGATCGCATCGGCTTCGTCGGTGAAGACCAGAAGCTGATCTTCGACCTGTACCGCATAGCGCTTCTTCTTCCAGCCAGGCCCGTAGGGGTCGCCCACGCCAGAAGGCGGGACAACCACAACCGGATCCTCCTCGATGATCGGCTCACCGACGCACATCCAGTCGAACAGCGTGGCCGACTCGTCAATCTCATACGGCCAGAACGGATCGGGCTGCGGCTCATCGACCACAACCACCACGCCATCCGACTGCTGGGCGCTGCCAGGGAATGCAACGTGATCGAACCCGTCCGTCAGCCAGTGGTCGAATGTGTCGGCCTGGCCGGACTCTTCCGGTGCGGCGGCATTGACACCGACCGGCGACGAATCAAGGCTCAGCTCCCATTCATCACCGAAGCATTCCTCATCCCACCAGACGTCGGTCGGCTGGGGGTCTTCTTCAATGATCGGCTCGCCGACCACCATCCAGTCATAGAGCGTCGCGGCCTCGTCCGTGTCATACGGCCAAAATGATTCGGAAGGCGAATCCTGCGCGACTGCGGCCACGTCCGACTGCAACGCCGATCCGGGGAACGCGACCGACTCCCACCCATCGGCGAGCCAGTGGTCGAACGTGTCAGCGATGCCAGGCTCTTCGGGTGCGACTGGCGCATCCAACTGCAACGCGCTGCCCGGGATCGCAACGTGATCCCAGCCATCAGCGAGCCAGTGGTCCCAGATGTCTTCCGGCAGCGCCGGCACGACCAGATCGGCAACCGGCGACGAGTCAATCGCCTCATCCCACGGGTCGGCCGCGTCTTCGCTCCAGACCGGAGCAGGCTCTACGGGGCCGTCTGCGCCCGCTACCGGGCTTGAATCGAGCCCCTGCCACCAATCCTCGTCCGTCGCCTCATCGGTCCACGCTGGGGGCGTCTGCGGGTCGTCCTGAGCCACTGCGGCGGCGTCGGTCTGCTGCGCACTGCCGGGGATGGCAAGAAGCTCGATGCCTTCATCGAGCCAGTACGGGAACGTGTCCTCGCCGGGCTTGTCGTCTGCCGGGGCTGCCGGGTTGCTCTGAAGCTGTACAACAGGAACGGCCGTGTGGTCGATCCCATCGGCCGACCAGTGGTCGAATGTGTCCGCTGGTGGCGGATCTGCCGGGGTTGAGCCCAGCAGCGACAGCAGCAGACTCATGGCTTAGATCGGCGGGCCGGTGCGCGGGGCCGAATAGACGCGGTGAACCGTCGCGCAGTAGACTACCGATGCCACGGGGCACGGCTTGCCCGTCACGCGCACACGCTTGTCAGGCGCTACCGGCCCACTGCTGATGCAGGGGTCGATGTCGCAGCCGTCGAAGCAGTCCTCGAACAAGGATCACTCCCACCCGAAGACGGGAGTCCAACGGTGGACGATGGTCCCGGCCGTGCCCGCGGTGCCGATGTGGCGCGTGCAAAGCGCGACGAACTCGCCGGGGTTGACAAACACCGGGGCGTCGCCGAAGTCACAGAACATCACGCCCTGCGCCACCGCGGTCTGTACCGCTTGAGTCACGACGATCTGCTGCGTGAACGGGAGTGCAATGCGGCGCGGGGCCTTGGTGGCAGCAGCTTCAGCGGTCCCCAGCGACACAGCGGTGTGGCCGAAGGCGAGGAACCACTCTGCCGTGAACGGGCCGCCCGTAATCGCGGTCTGGATGTAGCTCGTGAGGTACATGCCGCGCAGCACGAGACGCCGGCCAGGCAGGTTGGCGGTGCCGGCAGGGACTTGGTACGAGGCGATGATGCCGTCCGTGTTCACGGCCAGCGTGGCGGTTTCCCAAAACGTGCCGCCCAGGCCGCTGCCGAGCGCGGCGGTCGTGGTCGTCGGCACTGCGGCGGACACGTTGGCCTCGTTACCCGTCGTGATCGTGCCCACGCGCGCCAGCGTGCCCATCGTGCCGCCTGACTGGCCCTGATAGCTGCCCAGCATCCGGTTTCCCGCCGTGCTGATCGCGGTCGTCATGTTCGACCCACCGATCCGCACGCTGTACGCATTCAGCTTGGCCTGGATCACGCCGCCACCTGCGCCGCCAGTGATCCGTTGCTTGAGGGCGAACGGCAGCGCCGACGACATGCAGATGCGGCCCTGACCAGCAGGCAAGGGGATGGAGCCGAGCTTGTACGCGCCGAGGATGCCATCATTGACCCAGAAGTGAGCCTCCGTCGCGCTCGCGTAGACGATGAACTGATACCGCTTGTCGTTCGTGTAGGCCCACGTCCCAGCCCCCGCAGCGGACGGGAAAATTCCGGTGCTGGTTTCAGCGCCGTTGAAGCTGGCGATGCCCTGCAACCCAGAAGCGTTAAGCCGGAAGAACACGCCATCAGTCGGGGCAACCGCCACCGTGCTTGGCAACATGAAGCCGAACTCGACGAAGGTGTTCGTCTGCGGCTGCGCGCTGAATGCCAGTTCGCAGTCATTCGACAGGGTCTGCGTTCCGGTGATAGGAAAGAAGGCGTAGGTCTGGAACACTGTGCCGGTCGTCGTCGTCGTGATCGACCCGCTGTTCGTCGTCATCAGCCCGGCCGTCCAGGCGTTCACCATCGTCGTCGTCAGGTACGTGTGCTTGCCGGTGTTCTGCGCGGTGTAATTGAAATTCTCGTCGTCAAGCATGATGTCTTGACTGACGCGGGTGCGGTAGTCCGCATCGACTTCTGCCGACAGCAGGTAGGGCACGCCGGTTGCGTAGCCCATGTCCGATTCGCCGAACACCCGAACGCCGCCGATGTTGGCAGCGCTCGTCAGCGAGTTGGTTTCTCCAATGGTCTTGAGGTAGTTCGCCGCCGTGACCTCAGCGCCGTTGCCGGTCGAGTTGCCGACTATTTTCGAGTCGAGTGCCATGATGCTGTTCCTGTTGTGAGGTTAGTCTGACCAGACCCAGCGCAACGCGAACTGGCCTTGGAGTTTGTGGACCGATCTGGCGTGGATCGTGAAGCCCGTCGCCGCGGTCGGCGTGCCGCAAGTGAAGCTCGCCAGTTGGGGCAGGTAGCGATGATCTGCGGCCGTGTGACCCGTGGCCACGTCGTCGCCCATCACGAAGACCTCGGCCTTCGACGTGGCGCTGATCGCGGCCTGACCCATCACGGCCACGCTCGCCTCGTTAGCGCCGGGGAATGCGCCGAAGTTGATGGTGGCCGTGCCGGTTGCATTTGCCATGACGGGTCAGAAGTAGAGGGTGGTTTCGATGGGGTAAGAGGCGGGGGCAGGGGCCGCGCCGGAGTTCTCCGACACGATGCTCGCCGCCACAATAGCAACCTTCTGCGTCCCCTCGACCACATAGGCAATCACCGGCGCCGGGCCGGTGGCGACGATGATGGTGCGAGGCGTGGTCACGACAGCACCACAATCGGGTCGATGTAGACGGCAGTCGTAGTGGCCGACTTGATCGTCACGTAGATTTCACCGGCCAGCTGGGGCTGCGGAGCCGACAAGGTTGCGGTCATCTTGAACGCTGTCGTACTGCCGCCCCATGATGACGCATCTGTCGTCTGCGCATTACCGGTCGCCAAGGTATCCGCTTTGGTGCCTGATAACAGATAGAGTTGCGTGGATCCGGCATTGCCTAGATACCCGACCTCCATCCAGACTTGATCGTTGAGGGGGAGGCCTGCACTTGTCCAGATGCCGTACACCGTCACCGTGACATTGGCGCCTGTTACGCTATTGGTGGCGACGAGTGGGGTGCTGACGAATGGGGCGTATGGTTTCGCCCTGGACGTTGCTACCAACTTCATCGACACGCTCACACCATTCACCTGTGCGCCACCGGTGCGGACGATGGTCGTATCAGTGGTCTGGTCACCGTATGAATCGTGCTTCTCAAGCCTGTTCGTTGCCGAACCCGAGTCGCAACGAACAAGGAATGTTGTTACATCTGTAGACGTTGTCTGGGGGGCTGCAATCGTGATGGCTGCAGGGAGATTGCAGTCCTTGATGTAGACGTTGAGGCTCTTACCGATATTGTTGACAATCGTCTTGGTGCTCATGCCAGACAGGTCAAGACCCTCCAGCAGCACATTTCCGTTCTGAGGGCTACCGCCGTTACTTGAGAACAGGTATGTGGGGGGTGTTCCGACTGCGTTCGCCGTGTTCCTCCAGATCAATGTTCCACCCAGCAGGTAGATCGACCCTGCTGCAATCGTGGTGTAGGTGGTGTTGTCCCACTCGACCCTGCCATTCCCCGAGTTACCCGTCCCACCAATGGTGAATGAATTGGAGTTCGTGCATGGGTTGGAGAATGCACATGACTTGAATATGAGATGTGAGGGGGAGTTGACTGATGCCCCAGAACCAATGGCTGTATTCCCGTTGTTACTTCCCGTACCGCATCCAAACGAAACCCCATAGATGTACCCAAACCCGTAGATGTAGAAACCTCCACTGCCAGTGATGTTCGCTTGTGCGCCTGTTGCAAGCTGCGCCGATGTCGGCGGAATGGACCCGGCAGCAACGACAACGCTCAAGACTCTACAGGGTGAGGAGATAGTCCCTGGAATGTTCCATGTCGATGTAGCGCCCGCTATCGTCTCAGCACTGTTGTTGGCGACGTAGACATCATCTCCCGCTGCCGACCAGCCAGAAGTGAACACGTTCGACAATCTGGCGTGTGGGGCAGTCCATGTTCCTGCGACTTGATCTGCTTCTTGGCCTGTACATTCCGTCCAAGTAACACCACCATCAGCAGCCGTGACGCCATTCTTTGTCAGCGTCCATGCGGGCTCAGTGGCTCCGCTCGTTCCGCTCACAGTGCAACGAAACACGCGCTCGCTGTTGACGGCTGGAGTAGCGAGTTGACGCCGATAGTCTCCTCGCCCACCATTGCTGGTACTGACGTATGCCGTGGTAGCGGCCCATGCTGTGACAGCCGTGTAGGCGACGGAACTGACGTATTGATTTGACATCGGTGTGCTATTTTCTGGTTAACTGAACCTGGCGCTGAATGTGGTCTTCGAGCGACCAACAATCACAGCGCCAAGTGAATCACTGGAAAACTCGAACGTGACAACAGTCGTATTCAGGCCCAGCGTGGTTTGATTAGCGGACCAACTCTGTGCCGACGCCAATGACACCCACGACCCTGTCGTTCCCGCAGAAAGCGATCCAGAATTAACTGTTGCCCTGACCCAATAGGACGACCCGATGCTGGTTGTTGTCGGGGAGAACCACGGCACTGTCGGATTGGCTGTGGCTGTGATGGTGCCGTTCGTGTTGAGAGTCAGCGTCGCCGTCGCAGTCGATCCGACAACTGTGGCGCTGGCTGTGCCGATAGATCCCCATCCGGGGTTACTGCATATCTCAAGCGTACCCTGCCGGTTCAGATCGGTGTCTCCGTCAGCCACTCCGATTGCGAAGTTCGGGTTCCAGATGAACTTAGAGCCAATAGCCTTGATCCAAACAATGTTGTTCGTCGTGTCCTGCCAGAGATACAGGCCGTTGTTGCCGCCTGTCTGCGTCACCAATGTTGCGTAGCTGGTCGCGCTATGGGTTCCGGTGTAGGTGGCCCCGGCAACCAACCCATAATTATTGACATCGTGATACCCGATGTTGAAGCGGTCACTCCCGGACTTCATCATCACTCGGGCCGGAGAGTTGTTGTCCCACGGGATGCCGATGTACATCACATCAGTCGTGCGCGTGAAATTCCATACCCCGAACCCGACACCTAAATTCATAGGCGTCGTGTCGTTCGGATAGCCCCACAGATAGCGCCCACCATTGCGCAAGCAGGCATGCCGGAATGAGAATCGGCTTGAACCTGTCCCGTCATGTACAGCCCATGTTCCCTGTACCGTGCCACCTGAATCGAGTTGCTGCGGGGCAATGGCAAACGTCGCGGTTCCGTATGGGCCAACGTCAACTGAGTCGATTGCAAATGGACTGAAGCCGTAGAACTCGTCTGTGCTGGTGTAGCCTTGGAAATCGCCAGTCGGTGTCATGGCGGTCAGACTAGCCGCTCCGTAGGTCATAAACGGACTGTCTTGAATCATGTAGACGCCAGACCCGTTGCCCCAATAGCCGTAGGGGTCCCACTCCGCGCCGACGATGTTCCAGTAGCGCCTGTCTGCGAAGCTGGGGCTCGCTGCCGAAAAGTTGCGGCCATCAAGGCTTGTTGTTGTTGTGGCTCCGCCACCAGCGCCAAGAGTTCTGAACCCAGGGTGGCTGTTAACGTACTTGGTCCGCTTATCTCGGTAGGTTCCACGACTGATCGGGTTCAGGTAAAGGTCATACGTGCGCTGCGCACCGCCGCCCTGCCAGAAGTTATAGTCGTTGTCATTGGTTGGGTTCCCTATGAGCGGCTCGGCTGACCGATTCTGGTAAGGGAAATTCACCCACGTCACGTCCACTGTATTCAGTGTCCGGTGATAGCTAGACATGCCGTGCAGCGTTGGCTGGACATTCAGCGGCGTACCGTGGGTCGTGTTTGGCGTTGATCCAACCACCAAAGCGCTAGTCAGGAATGCGTTATCCCCAGCCGCACCGAAAAAGTGGACATATGGATTGTCAGAGCTACACCACCCCAAGTAATTGACTTGCTTCACTACGTTGGAATAGCCAACCGCTCCCGCATGGTGCGTGTTCACGTTCGATATAACACCAACGACCGGCGTACCGACAGAAGTGCCGTCCGATGTTGGCTCCCACTTAAACGCCCCGGCAGTTATGGAACCAAAATTGTCTAGCGCTCCGCCTCGGGTAAGCAGGTTGTTTGCGGCGTTTGAGAACGTCACGTTGCCGTCGTGAGTGATGGACTGGACATATGCCGGCGTGATGGCAACTGACGTTGACAGACCAAAACAGTTACTAGAAAGAGCGTGCCAATACCCGTTCCCTTGACAATCTCCTGCCACGTTGGACTGGAACGTATTACCCATGTTAGTGATCCAGAAGCCAGAGCTTCCGCTTGCCATCGAGTCGTCAGTACCGCCGACATAGGCATCGAATGCCTTGATCCTGCGCAGCGCCAGCGGCTCATCGACCTTCAGGACAGCGTTTCCGGTCCAGGTGTTGTTCTGCTCGCTGCCATCTTCGAGGAAGTAGGCGTTCCCGCTGATCTGGTAGGCGACGTTGTTCGTCAGCGTGATCCCATCCGTGCCGTGAACCACGATGGCTCGCTGCTTGGAGTTCTTGATCGCGCAGTTCTTGGCACCTTGGCCGGCGTTGTTGGCCCCGAGAGATGCCCCGCCGCCGCTGAATACGCCTGCGCTGAACGAGGCAGGTGAATAGCTCATCATGTGCCAGTGCAGCGGGTAGCGGCCCATGCGCCCCTCTTGCCCGCATCGGTTGATCTCTGCGCCTTCGACGTACATGTAGCCGCCAGCCATGCACATCATGTGAACACCCATTCCACCGAGGGCGGTGATCGCGCGCGAACTAAGCGTGCCGTTGCTCACGCTCATCGTGTAGGTGCCGGCCCCGCCAGTGCCCGTCCCAAGTGCTGCGATGTACGTCCCCGTCGTAATGCCGGTGCCGGTGATTTCCTGCCCGACAGCCAGCGTTCCAACCGAAGGTGCCGCAGCGGTCATCGTCGTTCCGCTGAACGAGGCATTGAACGTGGCGCCGGTCCACAGCGCATCGTTCGCACCATTGATCTTGAGATTGCGCGTCAGGTTCAGGATGTACGCGCGCTGGTCGATCTGCGTCGGCTGGCCCGCCGCGCCGTTCGTCCACGTCCCGGCCGTGGTGGACACGTAGGGGCTCGCGTCGATGGGGTACATCATCTGCCCCCAGCGGTCGAAGCCGATGCCGCTGGTGAGTGCCAGGCTCGTGCCGCTGGCGTTCGTGTTCAGCACCTTCAGTTCGGTGCGCTTGCTGGCGTTGTAGTAGCCCGTGGGGCTGATGGCGATTTCGTCACCAGCCGTCCAGCCTGTCGAGACTGCCGTAGTTAGCGATGTCGCCCCGCTACTGGCAGTCGCGTTCAATTGCGTGTACGGCGTCGGCGAAGCGCCGTAGAGCTTCATCACCCCGCCCGACATGACCATGATCCCGCGGTACATGCCGGTGTCGTTGTTCACCATCGTCGGGTAGGCCGACAACGTGGGCCACAGCGGATCGACGCCATTGAGCGTGATGTTCACCGGGTTCGTCAGCGGGCTGTCCGCTGTGCCGCCCAGGAATGAGCCTTCGACCTGAATGCACTCGATGCCGGGGAAACCAATCGTGCCGGTTGTCGCTAGCTTGAGTGTCGTTCCTGCCGGGATGATGATGCAGCTTAGGCTGGCCGATGCCGTGACATCGAGCACGACAGTCTTGCCTGCAGGGATGGTGACATCACCTGTAGTGGGCACCGTTCCGCCCCACGTCGCGGGGTCAGACCACAGCAGATCGGGCGACGCCGCCCCCGTCTGCGACCGCAGCATGCTCCGATGGCAATCAACGATGTGCATGCTGCGGCCGTCGATCAGACTTCGATGAAGCCGACGCGCAGGGACAAGGGCGTTGCCGATGGAACAGTGATACCTCGGATGCACAGCGTCGAAGCCGGGATCGCGGTCGCATTGGCCGTGCTGGGCATCCAAATGGCGTTGTTGAAGTTCACGTTCGCTTTCCAGTACGGGCGCCCACCGTTCGCGTTGACCGAGAAGCGCTGGATCACGCTGCTCACGGTCGGCTGGGCCGTGGTGTAGCCGGTCAAGCTGCCAAAGGCTGTGCCCGAGAATGTGTTACCCGCCGAGCGAGCCGGCGTCACCGGAACGATTGCAGTCGGCGCAGTGCCTGTTCCTGCTGCAGTGACCACATAGATGCCGACCATGTTGGCAACCGAAGCATTCGACTCCCCTTGGCCGTCGTATTCGACAAGAGCCCAGCCTCGGGCGACTCCTCCGACGATGATGAGGTGGTCGATGGTGGTGCTCAGGGCCGCATTGGTGCGTTCTACGTTGTACGGGATCATGGTATTTCCTTGATGTTGAAGTCAGTGAGAAGTGGCGAAAACATGGGCTGTTTCTGCCCACTCCGACAAGGTGCAGCGCTCCCCGAATTTGAGGTACTGGCCTTGAAGCTCTGCGCGGACAAAGACGTGATCCATGTCCTGCGAACGAAAGTAGCTGCTGCACTCCGAGTAGGGACGCAGCGTGCCGATGGCCCTGGCCCCGCCGAGCACACCAGAGCGCGCACTGCGCACCAGGCACATGCCCTCGGGAATGGAGCTGTTAGTCGCTGGGTTGCGGCGCTCGATCATCACAACGCCATCCCAGGCTGTAGAGGTGTGGGTCATGCTGTGACTTTCGCGGATTGAATGCCGATGGCCCGGCCGTTGGCATCACGCACGATCTGTTTCGGTGCGGTCAGGTGCGTGGACAGCGCTTGCAGGCTTTCCATGATCTGCGCCATCTTCGGGTCGGTGCCAGCCACCGTCGCATCGGCCTTCGCTTCGGCTGCGCTTTGCAATGCGGTTGCCTGCACCTGCGCCTGAATCTGAGCAATCAGCACCTTCGTGCTGTTGTCCTGCTCCTTGCGCGCGTTCTCTGCGTCCTGCCGCATCTGCTCCAGCACCATCTCGTGCTGCATCTTGGCGGCTTCGCCCTGCGCGTCGAGGTTCGCTTTGTGCGTGTCAACCTGCGCTTGCAACTGCTGCTGCGCCGTGGCCTGCACTTGCTGTTGTTGCTGCGCATTGGTGTCAACCTGCGCCTTCATCTGCATTTTCTCGCGCTCGATTTGCAGCGTCGTCTGCGCCTTGACCTGCTCAAGCTGCATCGCGCCCTGCACTTTGATCTGTTCGGGGTCGGCCTTGGGTGGCGCTGGGGGGGCCTTCGCCGGGTCGCTGAAGAACTTGTCGCCGTTCTTCTGTCCGGTCAGCTTCGCAAGCTCTGCGCTGGCGTTGTAAATGTTCTCCGGGCTGGCAACACCAATCGCATGGACTTTTTCCTGCTGTGCGATCACCGCCATCAGGTGCTGTACCTGCTGATCCTTGTTCCCAACGCCCAAGCCAATGTTGATGTTCAGATCGAACTGATTGCGCCACTCGCGCGGGTCAACTCCCTGCCACTCGCCGCCCAGCCGAACCTCGGTCGATTTGTCCTGATACTGGCAAACAAGGCGCAGCATCTGCCGGAACAACTCGACCCACCCTTCGGCAAAGTTGCGAGCAATCAGGTCAAGACGCATATCATCTTTGTTCGTGATGATGTTCGCGCCCGTTGCAGTGCCTTGGATGGCCTTCGCGTCGTTGCCTTGGCTGTAGCGCGTCCAGCCGGTCGCTGACTCGCCGAACTGCTGCATGTATTCCAGCATGCCCATGCCGGCCGATGCGTCGCCCATCGCTTGATCGAGACGGCCGACCATGCCGGGCGACTTGATCCGCACCACCCCACCGGGGCGGCTTGTCAACAGGTCATCTAGGTTCACTTGCCCGTCAACCGCGAAATAACGCCCGTTGACCTGCAAATACATGTTGTCAAGCTGGCTGCGCAGGATGCTCGTCTCGGTCTTCTGCGTCTCCATTGCCAAGTCGGCAGCCGACAGGCCGAAGAACTTGTGCGGAATTGGAATCGGGCAAATGCTGACGAACGGCGTCACGTCCACTTCCTCGTTTTCGAGGATCACGTTCCCGGCCCGCGTGACCTTGCGAAGCTCGCTGATGCCGTCGCCGTCCCAATCGCAGCGGATGTAGCAGTCCGTCACCCACACTTGGCGCTGACTGTCATCCATCGACTCAGGCTGATCGCCCTGCGCCGCCATCTCATCATCGAAGCTCAAGCGTTCGATGCGCTCTGCGTTCAAGCTGACCGCGTTGTCATCACTGCCCAACTGATCGACGTTCTTGTAGCCCATCGACTTCAGATCGGACAGCGTGCGCAAGAACCGGTGCCCGACGAACGGGCTGGTTTCAATGTCCTTCGCCTTGCGGCTGATGAGGAATTCCTCGGGCGGCACGTTCTCAATGCAGACCTTCCCACCTGTCTTCTTGCGCGTGCAAGTGATGTCATACAGCATCACGGGCGGCGCAGCGTGAATCTGCGCGGCGTGCTGTTGCAGTTGCATCAGGGCCTGCGGGTTGTGCGCCGCGGCTTGCATCTGTTGCGCGATCTGTTCCAGTGCCTTCTGACGCTGCTCTGCGTCTTCCTCGTCTGGATACGCGCGCTGCTCAGTCGGGGTGATTTCCTCATCGTCCAGGATTTCAGCCAACTCGACCTGACTGAGCGCCTTGTATTCCTCTTTCTTCTCTTCCGCGCGCGTGTCCCACCAGACCTTGATGAACCCGCGCTTCTGAAGGAGGGCGTCCTTCATCCACGCATACGCGATGGCGTGGCCCTTGTTCTTCTTGACGAACAGATAGTTGATGTAATCGGTGCATTGCTGCGCCTTCTGTTCGTCGCCTGACTTGCACGCCTCAAACTCGACCACCGAATCGCCGCCCATGAACTTGACCATGAGCTGCGGCATCATCGACTCGACCACGTTGCGCACGTAGGGCACCACCACCGAAGACCGACCCTCTACTTCCGGGGGTGACAAGTCTCCTTGTGGGAGTGCGAGGTAGTAATACTCAGACTTGCGGCGCATCTCTGCCAGCTTGCCGCCGCTGTAGCCAACCGACGCACGCATCTCTGCGTCCGTGATCGCCTTCAGCTCGTCTTCGGTCATTCGTGTCATGTTTATCAGTCTTCTTCTGCTTTAGCTTTCTGGCGCTTTGCTTCTGCCTCAAGCTACAAGGCCGTCTCGATTGCCGCCTGTTCGTCTGCATGCTCTTGCATGGTTTGCCATGAGAGGATTCGCAGAAAGGCGGCGTCCGCATAAGCGTCGTCATGGACGATTTGTTCATTCATACAGTCGCCAATCGTTTGTATTTGAGCGGAACCTGCATCGTCGGCACCTCGTGCGCGACAGCCATCAGGCCGAACGCATCGGCGCCGTGCGATGCCCAGTCGTGTACGGGGCCGAGCCCGATGTCGCGCACCTCGTCTTTGTTCTCGTGATACCAACCCAGCGCCGCGCGGCCAGCTTCTGTCGTGTCTTCGTTGAACCACATCGACCCGAACAGTCGGCGGCCTTCCTGAATGCGCGACATCGCGGCGCCCTTGCCCTGATTCGGGATTACGGTCACGCTGTAGCCGGCCTGATTCAGCGCGCTTTCATAGGACACGTCGAACACCTTGTCATGTGTCGAGCCGTCGTGGGGGAGCCAGATTTGCGCCTTGTCCTTCGTGTAACCGCGGCTACGCAGCCAGCCCAGATGCGTTGCCAACGGCTGCCCGACCGCTTCGTAATAGTCGAGCACCCTGATCTCCATGCCGATGAACTGCGCCACCCACATCGTGAATGCGTCTGCCTTGGCCCCCGTGCCTCCAATGTCGCAGAACACGCGCAGGGTCATCAGCGGGTCAGCGGACACGCGGCCGATGCGCCCATCGAGCTTCGCCTTGGTGAGGCTCGCGGCGTAGTACGCGCCTTCAATCACTGTGGCGTGCTCGCCTTCCCAGATGTGCGGATACTGGTCGGGCCTGTCTGCCAGGTCGCGCTGCCGATCCCGCTCCAGCTTCGCCGGGAACTTCGGGTTGTCGCGCCAGTTCAGTTCAACGATTTTGATGAGCGGGTCGCCCGCGCCGAGAAACCGCTTCTCCACTGCCGCGTTCTTGCGCTTCGGGTTCCACGTCACCCATAACTCAGCGTTCCAGCCCGTGTCTTCTTCCCGCAGCGTCGGGATGAGTACCGTGAACGCCTCATCCGTGACGGGCTCAGCCTCGTCAACCCAACAAAGCAGAATCCGGCCCTTTGACTTGACGCTGGCGATACTGCGGTCCAAACCTGCGAACGCAAACGATATGCGCCCGTCTCGGCTTTTGATGAACTTGTCGCCGACCTCGTAATACGCGGCCAGAAACGGTTCATCCTCAATCGCCCGCTTGCATTCCTCCAGGCTGGAATCTTCCAGGCTGTTCATGAACTGGCGGCCACACAGGATGATCCCGCTGGTGCCGGCGTTGCCGTGGATGTAGCCGTTGACCGCTGCCATCTTGGCAAAGCTGCGGGTCTTCGCAGACCCCCGCCCACCGTAGGCGCCACGAACGTCAGCGCGCCCTAGAAATACTGGAATCAACTTCTCGGGAAGCGCGATCGGCACGGAACCGATCACTTGAGCGCGACCAATTCGATACGTGCGACCAATTCAACGGCGCCGCCATCCGGCCCGGTATGTTCAATGGCCTGCAAGCGCGGATGGATGTACGGCGCAGCAGCCTTCGCGGCCTCGAACCGCATGACGGTCGCCGCCAGCCACTCGCGCGGCTCAAGTTCATCGCTGGGAACCGACCGCATTACCTGCAGCATGTACTCCAACGGGCTCACCCCGCCTTCCATAGCCCGGTCGGCAATCTCCCGCGTGCGCTTCGTCGCGGAACCCGCCTTCCGGCCAGAACCCTTCCGGGCGCCGCCGTGGCTTGATTCCACTTGATTGTTTTCAAGTGACATGATGGGTTCGCCTTTCGGCAAGTGTCCAAAGGTTGTGCAGCTTCAAACCCGCCATCCGACGAAGAGGGCGCCGGCCGCGTTGCGCTATCTTGCTACTGGTGGGCTTTTCTCAGCACCACCCGACTGAGCCCCGGCAAGCTACGGAGCGGTGATGGTGTAACCGGCCGCCTCAAGCACGGCGACTGCGGCCTTGATGTCCTTGGCGAGTTGCTTCGCCGCTTCGGCTTCCCACATCGTCACGAACTCAATGACCTGGGCAGCCAGGATTCCGCCATTTGCCACCGAGTATTTGCCTTCGAGATAGACCCGAACGTCACCTGTAACCATGAAACCTCCCTGTTGATGTAGGTCAGGCCCCTTCCGCCTGTTGCCGGCTGCGACGCCGGGTTAGAGCGCTCGTACTCTTCGGGTTTGTCCCTATAAAATATCCACTTGCTAAATAGCGCATGATGCCCTATTATTTAGTCATCGGTTAGCGCAGTGCAGCCGACAACCCAGGAGCAAAGATCATGAGCAACATCACCGCAGTCAAATCCACGAACGACGGTCGCCAATGGTTCATCGTGACGTTCGCTGAGGACGAGTTCGGGCAAGAAGCCGGGGCGCACGAATACGCCATCGCCGATGACGGCGCCCTGCTGAACTCCGACGGCGCCCCGGTGGACTACAACGAATACCTGCGCAACGCCGTACTCAGCGCCATCGGGCAATGAGCGGCCGGCCATCGCAAGCGGTAACACTCGCGGTGCGCCTCGTGCGCTCGCATGGGTACACCGTGACTGCCGCAGCCGAGCGGCATGGCTTGGCGGTGTCAAGCGTGCGCCGCGCCCTGCGTACTGCGGGCGTCGAGCCGTTACCTCGTGGTCGCCCTGCAAAACTCTCTCCTGTTTAGTCCGCGCTATAACTAGGGCGTTATGTGGTGCGGGGCTAGAACCGGCTGCGCACAGTGGCGCGTTGGATGCTTGAGGTTCAGCCCCGCGAAAACGACAAATCCCCAAGCACGCAAATTGCGCAGTCGGGGCCTCTACCGATACTTTGCCTGAATTCGAGGTGATTTGTCAAGCCACCCCGGCCCGCTCAAGCAGAATCAGTAGCTTCGCCCGCGCATGCAACAGCAAGTGCGCCCGCTCCATGTCGTCAACCGGCAGGCGTGGCGAGCGCCGCCCGCTTGCCCCTAGTGCCAGGTCGCGCGCGTTGAACTCGACGGCGGTTTTCCACGGCTGGTCCATCATGTCGATGCAATGGCCCACCGCCTCTAGGCGCGATGAGTCCTGATCGCTGTCCAGCGCACCGTTGCTGTCGTCGTGTTGTCTGCTGGTTCGGTACAGCTTGCAGGTTGTGTTTTCGGTGTAGTAGCCCGTATCGGCCTTGGCGTGAAGCTCGCGCAGATGCCATCGGCGCAGAAGGTCGTTCAGTAGCTCGTCGGTGTCGTTCTTCAAGGCTCCCCCTTCGCTTTTTCGATCCGCCCGGCTGTATGTATGGCGCTCATCGTCCCCCGCAGCGCGTCCGCATCGTCGGGGCCGTGCCTTCGCTCAAAATCTGCGAGCCATGCTCGACGCTGGTCAAGGTGCGGCAGATTCAGGACATGCCGCGCTAGACACTCGTGGCGCCATGCGTCGGCATCCGACATGACGAACTCCCCGCCGATGAGTTGCACAAGGGTTGCAGTCATGTCGTGATCCGGTTCGGGCACTCGAGAACCATCCACTTCACCACAGCAACCACGGCCGGCTCGATCATCACTTGTCGGTCAGGGTCGCCCGGCTCGCGTCTTCGGCAGGACTGGCAGAACCAGAACATACTGCCGTCGCTGACGGGTACGCCTTCACAGCGCGCGATGTCGTTCGGCAGGCTCATGCTTTCAGTTCCCGCGTCATTGCCCGATACTTGATGCCGATGGCCTTCAGCTCGTCGATTGTGTAGTGCTTGGGCTCGTGGGCGCCTTCGAGCCAAGCGACGCGATCAGAGCCAATCCGATGCACCAGTTCTTTCCTGTATGCGATCAGGTTGCCGCTCAGTGACGTGTTGCACCGCTCGCATTGGCGATGCACGTTCAGCGGATCGAATCGCAGCTCAGGCCTTGCGCCAGTGCTCAGGTAGTGCCCGGCATTGACCTTGCCTGATCGCACCCCACAACTGATGCAACGCCGGCCAGCATCACGCGCCCGAATCCACCCGTTGAACGCGGACTGCGCCGTCTTGAGCCAGTGGCTGCGCGGTTTCGCTGCATCCACCTTTTGCCGATGCTCACGCTTCGCCTCACGCTCTGCGCGGCGATTCACGGTCGGCATGCGCTTGGCACAGGCGATGCCGCACACGATCTGCCCCATCCGGTCTTTATCAAACTCGACGGCACAGACGCGACAGGCCGTCATGCTGTCTCGTACTCCATCGCCGGGAATTTCACACCCTCACGCGCGCCGAAAAACTCGCACAACTCGATCAGTTCGTTCATTCGCTTGACCGTCATCCCGGAGGTCGATTCGCCGATCACGACGAACCCATTCCCTTCGATGTTCGGGACGATCTTTTGCTTTTGCAGGCCAGCGGTCAGCACCCATTTCCATTCCACCGGTTCAAGCCTCTGGCCATGCCAGATCACTTGACGGCTGATCGCGGTCAGCATCAGCCACATCAATCGATTGGCCTGCGCGCTACGGGTTTCTGGCTTCTCGCTCATCGTGCCGGCCCAATCCAAACGAACAACTGCGGCTTGATCGGCCCCCTCGACTGCCCATACCCAGCGTTCTTCACGAGCCCGTAATCACGCATCCGGTGCACCAGCTTTCGAGCGTTCTCGACTTCCATTTCCGCGACGACCGCCACGTCAAACACCGTCACCGGCTTCCAGCACAGCGCCTCGATAGCCCGGAATACCTGCCAATGACTCATTTCTCCCCCAGCCCGTCAAGCACCGCCCGGCCCTTTGCCGTGACAACCCAACGCCGTTCGGCCAGGCCGTCACGCTGCATCTCATTGGCCGCGCCTTGTGCTTGGGGCTTTCCGCCGCAAATGTCGATCAGATGTTTGCGCATCTGCATGCAGTTGCCAGCATCAGCGGCAGCCATCGCGGCAAGGGTTCGCATGCGGTTGCTGCGGGATTTGAATACGCCGTGTGCGCTCATGCCTGCACCCTCTCAGAACATTGATTCAAGGAGACGAAAGGCGGCAGATGCACACTGAGGCACTTGCCCGTTTCCGATGGCTTTAAGTCGGTGTGTCCGATGGGCCACCCCATTAGCCACTCGACCCAATTCGGGTTTAGACTCCCACCCATCAAATCGCCAAGTTGCACCGTGTCCCTCGCCATCTGCGAAGGTGCTCCCGTTTCCTTGGCGTTGTGAGCAGTTGGCGTCGGCCACATCCGAACCGCAGTCGCCAGCCCGTCCCCGCTCGTTGCACTGGCACCCTTCCTGTTGTAGTTCCCGCATACCGTGGGTGTGGGCCACAGCACTTGCGCTGATAACTTCGGCTCCCCCCGGCTGTTCCACTTCCCAGCCTTCCGATTACATGCATCGTCTGCTACGGGCGTTTGCCAAAAGCCAAAATCGCTCCCTTTCATGCGACGCCCCAACATCGGCAGCGGATAGCACTGTCCACCGGCAGTCATACCCGAGCGCGGCCAGGTCACCGAGCACAGTTCCGAGTCCTCTAGTAACGATTGCTGGGCTGTTTTCCACGAAGACGAAGCGGGGTCGAACCTCGCCAACGATCCGCGCCATATGGCCCCACATACCGCTGCGGGTTCCAGTGATGCCTGCCCCCTTGCCTGCGACGCTGATGTCTTGGCATGGAAACCCGCCAGCCACGATGTCAACAACGCCGCGCCACGGATTTCCGTCAAAGGTCTGCACGTCATCCCAAATCGGGAAAGGCGGGAGGCTTCCATCGTTTTGTCGTGCCACAAGAACAGCCTGTGCGTAGGGCTCCCACTCGACTGCGGCGACGCATCGGTGCCCAAGCATTTGGCCTGCGAGGATGCCGCCACCAGCGCCTGCGAATAGATGTAGCTCATTCACGCCACCACCCTCTTTGCCACGCAGGCCGCGCACATCCACAGCGCCCCGCGGCCCCGGCCGCCCTTGGTCAGCTTGGCGGGCGTGCATGGCGGGCAGTGAAGGCACAGGCGGGTCGGCTGCATTCCGCCTCCGCCGATCACGAATTTCACATCGGCTTGCCGGGTCATGTTGTCACTGCTCATGCGGCGATCCCGTCGAACGGCTCGGCACGGCGCAGCAGCGCGGGCACGTTGCGGCGCTCCCACGACCCGACTGAGCGGGTCACGCGGCAGATGGGGAACTCATCTTCAAGGTCGCCTGTCACCGCCAGCGCTTGCGTGATCTGGAACGGCGTGAAGTCGTCGCCGGCACGGGCGCAGTTCAGCAGGGCATGGGCTTCGGATTTCGTCATGCTGCAGCCCCCGCTTCGCTTTCCAGCGCTGCGCGCCACATCGCCCGTTGTGCGACAGTCAGACGGCCGGCCTGCTGCTCACGCTTGCGCAGCGTGTGCGCCCATTCCTTCGCCACGATCCCCGCCTTTGGCTTGAATGCCTCCTTCACCGCTGCAACGATGGCCGGGTTAGCAACTGGTGCCGCGAGTGCCTTCGGGGCGTAGCGCGGGGCATTGCGGCATAGCGCGGCAAACTGGCTCACGGTCGGCGGCATGTCGGCCGGAAGGTTGTTCAGCGCATGGGCGATTGCATCCGGTGCCTGCCCATAGCCGCCGAGTACATCGGCCCAATCGGCTTGCACATCGGACAAGTCAACCCCCTTCCACTTGTTCAACCAAGCCGAGCCGTAGCGAACTTGCAGCCGGGCGAACAGCGACTTGATCCATTTTTCGGGCAGCGGTGTGTGCATCAAAAACCTCTTGGAGTGCGTCAGGACGACGGGGGGTGAACGGCTTTGCCGAGACAAGTCCACCAGTCATCTCGTGAACTCTGGCGATAGCGGCAAGCTCATCGCGTTCAGCGAAACTCATCGGCGATGCGCGGGCCTGCTGCAAGTTTTCGGCTGCCCGGCGAATCCAGTTCCGCCATGCGCCCGGCCAGTCGCTGATCGCGTTTTTGAACGTGTGGTCGCGCAGCTTTTCAGTCTCGGCCCGGTAGTCCACGGCGGGGAACTTGGCGGCGAATTCGAGAAGCTCGGCAGTCAAAGAAAACGATTCAGGGCACTTCCTGACAGCGCGCGGCGGCTTGGCCGACGCAGCAGAAGCGATAGCTTCTGTATTTGGTTCTTGGTTCTGTTTCTTGGTTGGCATTGGGGTGTCGATGGGGGGGCTATCGCCCCCTTTTGCCCACCTCTTAGCCGCCCCACGTTTACCCCCTTCGCCCATCAGTCGAAACTTGGCAATTTCCTTGTCGGCACGGGTATGAGTCCAGCCTTCATCAGACGGCGCGAAAAACTCAGCCAGCACCACTTCGACCTCGGCAACATTCGCCTTCATGCGAATCAGTCGGGCAATGTCTGCGGCATCGCGTGGCAGCGCGCATTCGCGCATGTAGTACAGATCGAGCATCCGGCGATAAGCCAAATCCTCAAGCGGCTCCAGATGGGCCGTGTGGGCGGCGTAGTCGCCCAGGTTGAAGGGGTAGTAGTTCACAGCGACTAAACCAGGCGATACGCCTTGAAACGCGACCCGCCCGCTTCAACCCACTTGTCGATGACGTTGTGCCCCTGCGCCCGGAAAGCGCTCACACGCTGCGCCAGGCTGTTCAGGCCGCAATGGTGCTGCGAGTCCTTCACCGTCACCCACTGTTTGCGCAGCAGCACGAACAGCGCCCGAGTCTTTGAATCGTGTTTCATGTCTCAGTCCTCTGCATTGCGTTGCATTGCACGGATCGATTGAGCACGGGTCAGGACGCTTTAGCAGGCTCGGGAACCATGTCGTCGAGCGTCACTTCCCCATCAGTCAGTTCGACGATGGTTTTCATGTTCGACACAGGGACTCCATTCGTCTTCCACTGACTGACCGCGGCAGCGGTAACGTGGAAGTGCTGGGCAATCGTTGTAACCCTGCCGCGTTTGGCTTCGATCCATGCGCTGAAATTCATGGATCGAGTTTAGGTGACCCTAAGAACCCATGTCAAGAAGAATCTAAACGCAACTATTTCGAGTCCACCAAACTATTTCTTAGCTATCGCTTGACGCTTTGTTTAGATTGCCCTACATTACGCCTAACCGCTGCACACCGCAGCCAACAGGAGCAGAGATGGCAACGCAAAAGATCGTCAGTCGTTGGAACAGCGACAAGGTGCTGTTTGAGTGCGAACTGCCCGAAGGCATCGATAACAGCTTGAAAATGCGCCACGCGGTTGAGAAGGCAACGGAATCGCGCGCAAACCTGTCGGGCGCCAACCTGTCGGGCGCAAAATTGTCGGGCGCCAACTTGTCGGACGCCAACTTGTCGGATGCCAACTTGTCGGACGCAAACCTGTCGCGAGCCTACCTGTCGGACGCCAACCTGTCGGGCGCCAACCTGTCGGACGCCTACCTGTCGGACGCCAACTTGTCGGACGCCAACTTGTCGGACGCCAACCTGTCGGACGCCAACCTGTCGGACGCCAACTTGTCGGACGCCAACCTATCGGGCGCCAACTTGTCGGACGCCAACTTGTCGGGCGCCAACCTGTCGGACGCCAACTTGTCGGACGCCAACCTATCGGGCGCCTACCTGTCGGGAGCCTACCTGTCGCTCGCCAAGTGGCGCGACGGCATCGTCATCAACAAGACGCCGATTCAAGTGTTTGGCCTGCATTGGATCGTGACCATCCTTGATGCACACATGCAGATCGGTTGCGAACTGCATCCACTGTGCAACTGGCTCGCGTTTGATGATGCCCGAATCGCATCGATGGACGGCCGCGAGGCGCTGCGGTTCTGGCGCACGAACAAAGACGCGCTGCTGTCGCTGGCCCGCGCCAATGGCCGCACGTTCGAGGTTGCCACTTCCGCTGAACCCATCGCCACCTAACTAAAAGGAGCAGAGCAGATGAGCCACTCGAAAATCATCACGCCGGCAAAGCGGCTGTTCACCAAGCTGTTCGGTGACGACGACTTCGACATGAGCGCCGCGGACTGCGACGACGAGGAAAACAGCGACGACGAAGGAGGATATTGCACGGCCTGCAGCGGTTCGGGCGAAGGCATGTTCGATGGCTCGCGCTGCAGCACCTGCCGCGGGTCGGGAGATTGCGCATGAAGCCGATAACGGTCCCCCTTCGCGTGCTAGTAGCAGCCGCCGCTGCGTTGCAAGAAGCTTCACGTATCCCCTACACGCAGGCCATCAACACGCGGCTCGCGCTTGAACTGGTCACAGCCAGCTCGGCGCTGAACTACTACGTCGAGCAGATCAATGCCGAACGAAATGTCGAGGTGACAGCATGAAGCGCGACGTGTACATGCCGCTGTTGAGCGACAACGAAATTTCTCAGATCAACGCCGAGCGCGAAGAGCGCCGGGGCGCCGCTATGGCACTGCAAGAGCAGTGGCGCGACGAGTGGGACATGGGCGGGGGAAACATCGCAGGGTTCTCGCCCGCCGATTCTGAGCCGCCCTCGGAGTCGATGTATCGCCTGAGCGAGTTCGTGATTGCGCTGATTCTGGTCGGCACGATTGCAGCCGTTCTGCTGGGGATGCTGTGATGAACTTCCACCGAGAGAGATACGTGATCCCCTGTGCAACCCGCTGGCGCCGTGCCGCCGCGCTGATTGTTCTGTATGGCACCAGCGCGGCCATCGTGATTGGTGCCGGCGTTGCAATTTGGAGGGCAGTGCGATGAGCACCCCCACCCAACCCACCCGACACCTGTGCGGCCCAAAGCCGGCAAAGTACGTCCCGGCCAGCCATCAAAATACAGACGGAATTCTCGCGCGCTGGAATTGGCAGCGCAACAGCGAGAACGCCGCGAACTATCTGACCGACTTCGACATGCCCGAACCGCTGCCCGCGCCACCCGTAGATGGTGATGAGTACCAGCGCGAACAGATCAACGAACACGCGGGCCGCAAGATTCCGCGCAACTGGTAAACACCTATGAAGCTCATTGCATCCGCCTTCATCAAGGCAAAGCGCGAATTCGGCCCGGCGCTGAAAGACAAGACGAACCCGGCGTTTCGGTCGAAATACGCCGACCTCGGCGCATGCATCGATGCGGTAGACGATGCGCTGCTGAATCACGGCATCGCCTTCGTTCAGCACACGTTCGAGGATGCCACCGGGATCACGGTCGAAACCGTGTTCCTGCACGACTCAGGCGAGACGATGGCGTGCGGGAAACTGCACGTCCCGGCGTCGAAACAAGACCCGCAAGGGTACGGGTCAGCCCTGACCTATGCGCGCCGCTACAGCTTGATGACGGCGTGCGGAATCGCGGCCGAAGATGATGACGGCAACGCAGCCAGCAAGGCAAAGCCAAAGATCGAGCAACCCAAGACTGGGGCAATGGCCGACGTGATCGCGCAGATGCCGGAACTAGCCCCTGATGACAAGCTGTATTTCGATGAACTGGCATTCAATGTGGCCGACCTATTTGCCTCGAAAGGTCAGGCCGTGGCGTTTGACCGGGTGAAGGCGGAAGGGCTCGATTCTGACCAAACGCTATACCTTTGGAGCAGGCTAAAAAGCAACGTGCGCAGCGGCTTGAAGGTGGAGAAGGGCTTGCGGAATGGGTCGGCATGAAGCGCGCAACCCCCCTGCGCCTGAATGCCTTGTGCGTGGCAAAGATGATCCGTTACATGCAAGACGTTCCATGCAGCGTGCATGACGTTGTTGAGGTCACGGGCCTGAGCCTGCAAACCTCACGCCGCTTCGTGCTGGCGCTGGCCCGCGAAGGCGCGATCTATGTTGTCGCATGGGAACAGGACGGACTTGGAAGATTCGTGACAAAGGTCTATGCGTTCGGGCATGGCAGGAACGCGACAAAGCCGAAGCCATTCAAGTCAATTTCCGAGCGGCGCAGGGAGAAACGGGGGCGCATTCGGCAGATGGCGATGATGCAAATGATGGCGATGGAGATTGCAGCATGTCCGACGAACTGACAAGAAATGCTTGTGAGTTCGGCGCGCATCTTCGCTTCTGCGCTTTCTGTGGAGAGAACTTGCACGCGAAGCATGCCGCCCAACCGTTTGAGTTAGAAGGCTTGGTGGAGTAACAAGGAAATGTATGCACGACGCATTTAAGACTGCTGGGCCGACCTGCATTAGCTTCAGTGGCGGCAGGACGAGCGCTTACCTTCTGTGGCGCGTGCTACAGGCGCACGGCGGCAAGCTGCCGGACGATGCACATGTGTTGTTCTGCAACACCGGCAAGGAAGAAGAAGCCACGCTGCGCTTTGTGCGCGACTGCGGCCAGCGCTGGGGCGTTGACATCCTGTGGCTGGAGTACACCGGCAGCGGCGCATGGATACAGGCCGATTTCCATTCGGCTGACCGCAACGGTGAGCCCTTTGAAGCCGTGATTGCCCAGCGCGGCGGGAACCTGCCAAACAGGATGGCGCGGTACTGCTCCAGCGAACTGAAGACACGCACCATGCACCGCTACCTGCGCTGGAGCGGGTGGACAGAATGGGACACGTTCATTGGGATTCGCGCCGACGAGCCGCGCCGTGTGGCGAAGTTCAGGGCGAACCCACACCCGGAGACAAAGGCCGAAACAGTGGACATGCCGCTGGTGTGGGCCGGCGTTGGCGCTGCCGAAGTGGGCGAGTTTTGGAAGGCGCAGCCCTTCGACTTAGAGTTGCCAAACAACGGCGGCAAGACGCTGCACGGGAACTGCGACCTGTGCTTTTTGAAGCCAGCAGCCCAGGTGCAGAGCCTGATTGCCGAGAAGCCAGCCCGCGCCGTGTGGTTGGCGAAGCAGGAAGCGAAGGCGCTTTCAGCCGGGATCGGGTGGAGCGGTTCACGCTTCCGTGATGACCGGCCAGGCTACGCCGCGATGAAGCTGGCGGCAGAGCAGCAGCGCCTGCTACAGGGCTTCGAGCATGAGGAAGCGCTGGCGTGCTTCTGCGGCGAGTAGTGGAAGCCTTCTAACGACCTAGTTAGGCCCCACGTAACCGGAGCGAGACACGGCATGAATGACAAAGTTGTGTTTTTGGCCTACCGCACGGACAAGGCCAACACGGACGGTAAGGAAGTTCTGGCGTGCGCCCAGTGCAAGAACAAGGCATGGACTGTGGTGTACGACGACCAGGGCGACCAGTACCCGCGCCTTGTGTGTACTGCGTGCGCTACGGATGGCGGCACGTTTGGGTGGGTAAGCAAGGAGTGAACATGGCGGATAGAAACATTTTGGTGACTGCGCATGACTACCGAGGTGAAGAAGCGAAGGAGCTTGCACGGTGGGCAGCGCGTGGCCGGTGGCTGGCCGAGAAACTGACCGAACGCTCAACGCCTGACGGTAGGACGGTTTTGGAGCTGGTGGACGAACCCATCTGGGCGCGCGCAGACGGCACGTTTGCCGACTACTGCGCTGCGGTGGATGCGGCAATGGAGGCAGACGATGGGTGCTGAAATTTACCCGCACCACTGCGCACCCGAGGATGTGGCGGCGCTGGTGCGGCGGTTGGAAGCGCTGGCCGACCCAGCGCAGCAGCCGACGCCAAGCTACGAGAACACCGACTGGCGGCACGGGGCCTAACGCTTGACTTAAGCGGCGAGCGCAGCGAGTCCGACTTGAAGGAATTGTTAGGCCTGTGGGCCGGAGAGGACATGGATGATAGAACTACTGACAAGGCTGCGGAGCGGGCATGTTTCACGCCAACCGCACCGAGACGCAATGGGCAACATGACGTGGATTGAGATTCCACACCCGCCATCTGATCTGTGCTCTGCTGCAGCGAATGAGATCGAGCGTATGCGCGCCATTGTGGACGAGCAGCAGCGGACGATTGCCGCCTTTATGGATGGGCTCGATGACACTACGACGCCAGTGATTCGCCGACTTGCCGCTGCCGCCGACGAGATTGATCGGCTCCGCGCTGACCGAGATTGCGAACATCGGTTGCGCAAGGACAGCGACGATCTGGCCACTGAACTGCGGCTGGCGCTTGAGGCAGTCATGTCTCTCCCATCCGATACCGAGTTGGCTTGGGCGGTGCTTGAGCGAATTCACGGTGTTGGAAGCGGTGGGTTTGTGAGGCCTAACGTAGAGCTAAGCGGGAGATGCCCATGACCAAGCATGAAGACACCACCCAAGCTGCCGGCGGCTCTCCGCTTGAGCGAGTGGTTAGGGCGCTGCCTGAGCCCCTGCCATGCCCGTTTTGTGGGCGACAGCCGGAGCTAGACAACCCGGACACTCTCTATCCGAACGGCACTGGGTGGAAACCGCGAAGCGGCCTCCGTTCTTACGTCGGTTTCCGCGAAGTTCCGAAGGAGCGGTGGTGTTACGGGATGCACTGCTGCCAGTGCTGCGGTGGGTGCGGCGCTGAGATTCATGGAGATAGCGCGGCCGAAGCCGTGCAGAAGTGGAACCGGCGCCCTAACGTAGAGTTAAGGGGCGACGCTTCGCGGCGTCCCTCTTGAACGGCGGGTTGTGCGCCGATTTTGAAAAAGGAGAGATACATGGACGTAAGCAGGCAAGAGGAAATCATCTCCATACTATGGATAATTGCTGCATTGATCGCCTTCGGTAACGGATTTGATGGATGGGGATGGGCGTTTGCAATTAAGGGCGGTCTTGATACCGCAACGGCTATTTGGTTTGCAATTAAGGAAATCATCGCCGAGATCAAAGCGAAGGCGCACAACGTGGAGTTGATCGGACCGCAACAGCCCGCACAGGAGCACGCAAATGGAACAGAGTAGCCAGGCCGTTGTGGGTCCGCTCGAACGCCGTGTTAGAGCACTGGACCCGGAGCGCGCGAAGTTTGAGACGTGGTGCTGCAAGCGCTGGGATGGCGACAGCATGCCTTTGAAGATGAACGAGTCCGGCGAGTACGACAACGGCTATGCGCAGTTTGCTTGGCGAGCGTGGCAAGAGGCACGGCCCAAGCGGCCAGCAGTTGGGGCGGCCATGAATGTGGCTTCGATGCTGGCGCAGCGCAAGCCGCTCACGGCCTTCGCCGAGTTGGAAGAAGCACGGCAAGTCGGGCGCCGCCAACTTGCGAAGGCATACAACAGGGCCGACGAAGACACGCGACTGCTGGCGGTGAAGTTGATTGATGCACTACGAGCGCTCTAACGTAGAGCTAAGCGGGCACCAGCGGCCCGCACAGGAGTAGGACATGAGCGAAGAAATTACCCAGGCCGTTGGTGCTCCGCTTGAGCGCCAAGTTAGGCCGCGTGCGATGTGGAGCAGCGGCCTGCAATGCGGCTGGCAATCTTGGACTGTGGTGGACGATGGCATTCTGCGCCTGGACATGCCGGCCGACAACTGCTGCGACATGGACGGCGCCATCAAGGCGGCCCAGGCGCTTTGCCCGAGTGTGTGGCGCATTGACACCTACTCGGGCGGCGAGCCGGACACGATGTATTTGGCGCGTGGCAGCAAGTGGGAGGCGGTCGATGAACGCGCCGCACACCTGCTGTACGCCACGTATCCAGCGGCCTAACGTATGAGTGCAGGGGCGCCAGCTTGCTGGCGTCCCTTGCCACGATGGGTTAGGCCTGCATCCGGGGCATTCCCCCAAGTTGGTGAACAAAGGAGAATTTGATGTTTGGACTGACGAAACGTGAACAGCGATGGAAAGCAGAGCAGCAGGTCGCCGAGGTGATGGCTGGCTTGGCTGCTGTATCCATCCGGGGCGAGGCAGACGCCCGCGTGGCAGAGGCGCGGACCGATGCTGCGGAACTTGCGCGGCTGCGCGCCGAAAACGCGACGCTGCGCGCATTGATGACGCGCTACCGCAGCGAGACGCCGCTCGGCCACCAGCCACACATGATCGCGCACGAAGTTGATAAGGCACTTGAGACGCCTAACGTAATGTAGGCAGCACTTCTGCTGCGTAACACCGTCCCAGCAAGATTACGCAGCACGAACCAAGGGAGAACCATGACTGACGGAAAAACCGCTGCCAATCGCGCTGCTATTGGGGCGGGCACAAAGGGGCCGACATGAAGGTTTGCAAATGCTGCGGATTGCCAGAGTCGAACCATCACGAATTCGAGCCGCAAATGCCTGATGGATGTATCTGCGATCCGGGAGAGTGGGGCGATAACGTGAGACAGCCCTGCCATGAATACGTGGGCGACGGTGTGTCGTACTGCGCCACTTGTCAGCATGACAAAGCATGTCATCAAGCCCCAAGCAAGAATCCGCAGGCATGAGTGACTAACCTATGGCGAATCATGTTCATGGGTAATCAGTGTGGTGAGCGTGCACTAACATTGACGTGGCACCCTATAGAAGTCGAAGATGCTTTACACCGGGTCGGAAATGCGCCGCACCTCGATCCCGTTTGACTCATAGCCGGGATTACCTGCGAGCGGCTTCCACTGCGGTTCCGGCGCCGGCTCAGGTTCCGGCTTGATCGGCTTGCCCAGCGGATAGCCGCTGTCAGCCGGGTCGGTCGTCCTCACGGCCGACACATCACCGCGGCATCTTGTTTGCGGATTTCAGCGGTGACGCCCACGGGTCCGTAGAGGCTCGCTACAAAGGCACGATCCCGGTCAATGCTGCACGTTGCCACGTTGTCAAACGCAGCAGTCGTGCCGCAGCCGGCGAGTGCAATGGCGAGAGTGAGGATGGCGAGTTTCATGCGGAGGCTCCAAAGGGAATTTCGCTGATGTCGAAGTCATCCGCGCACAGCATCGACACGAGCAGCATGCGGGAAACGTAGTCCTCGGCTTCGGCTTGCGTGGCGAAGGCTCGTGCGGGGTACAGGCCACCGCCAGGCGTAGCGCGGCTGACGATGTAGACGCGGGTCACTTGAATGCAACGTGGTTGATGACGTAAGACACCGCAGCGCCGGCTACCGATGCCGCACCACCGAGCCACATCAGCGTTCGCCACCCGCCGCGGGCTTCGGTCAGGGCCGACAACACCTCGTCAAGTTGGCCGCTCATGCGAGTCAGTTGCACTTCCAGATGCGCGACTTTGATTTCGAGTCGGGCAATCTGCACCTCGCTTTGTGTGGTCATATCGGTCACGCCAGCGTGATGTTGGCAACGCGCGGCGTGCCGTCAGGGCTTCTCTCTAACGCTGCGATGCGAGTGCGGAGTTCTTGCATTTCCTTGACAAGCAATGGGACAAGTTTGCTGTAGTCCACGGACCAGGCTTTGGTGATCTCATCATCGATGTCACCTATGGTTACTGCTCGTGGAACAACACTGACAAGTTCTTGAGCTACGAAACCATAGTCTTCAACTTCGTCATTACTTTTCCATTTATATGATCGAACTTGTAAAGCATCAATCTTAGAACTTGCGGATGCAGCATCAACAATATCCTTCTTCAATCTAATGTCAGATGAAGTGTTATATGTTGTGGTTGTCGAAGAAGATGTGATCGAGCCGACTGCTGTTGTAGATCCATTACGATAGAACGCAATATGATTGGAACCGGAGGTTCCAGCAGTGACCATACGTAGTTCGCCTGTCGGATAAAATGCCGAACCGACTATTGCGTCGGATGGATTCGATTTACCGATGAGCAGATCACCGTTTATATCAATCCGAATACGCTCGACACCGGCTGTGCTCACGATAACGCCGCTATTGCCGTGGACGCCAAGACCGGAGCCGCTCATGCCCGTAAACGTCGCCATGTTCAAGCCGTAGTACGGCGAGGTCGCGCCGCTGATGGTGGCCGTTTGCCCGCCACCCGCGCCGAGGATGTAACCAAGCATCCATGTCGAAGTGCCGAAGCTGAGTGCGCTTGATCCGGCAATCTGCAAGGTCGCGGTGGATGCCGTGGGCACCGTGCCAATGCCAACCTGCCCGCTCACATCTGCAGTTGCCGCCGCCGTCAGGTAGTTCAGAGCCGTGTGCGTGGTTGTCACTGCCCCGCCGAAGCTCGGGAACGTGGCTTTGACCACCGCCTTCACCAGCCGAATGTGATCGTCACCCTCGCTCTTTAGGTCGCTTGCAGTTGGGTTCGCGCTGTTCAGGTCGGAAATGTAGGTGGCGGTTTCGATGGTCATAGCGGGTCCTGTAAAAAAGGTCCACGACGTTGCCGTGCGGGCCTAGAATTTGTGGATGACAGACGATCAGTTAGCGCGTGGCTTGATTGGCGGCGTGGTGTTCACTCTCATCGTGAACCGCGCGCAGTTAGCGGCCCTGTGCCGCCGTTGCGCCGAGAAGTGGCGCGAACGGCGCCGCCCCCAAAAGCCCCTGCGCTAGTTGCGGAGCGAAGTCTGGCCGCTGCGTCAGTAGATAGGCCGCAGCGGCTTGGCCCGCTTTCGTGTATGGCAACGACGCGGCCCCCAAGCCGAGCGCGGCGGGTATAGCAGCGCCGGCCATACCTTCGGGAAGCATCGAATGCCCAAGGAATGCAGCGCCGCCGACCTGCACCGCATGCCTGAACGGTGTTCCGGAATCCGGCACTGTTGCGCCCATCACGTTTTTTCCAGCTTCTGATAGGTCTTGCATCAACGCCCTGCCGGTGGCGAACTGTCGATTGTTCTTGCTCGGGTCGAGCGCCTTGACTGCGCTTTGCAGCTGGGCCGGCGTGAACAGGCCTTGATCTGCGCCGAGGAAGGACGACGCCCGCTGCGGTCGCATCAGGTTCGCATATCCGGTGTTGATCGATTGCAGGGTGTCGGCGAACTGCGGAGACTGCCGCGCCAGCATGCCGCGCAATGTCGCTTGAGCCTCCACGATGGCTGTGCCCATTTGGCGCTGATCGAAGTCTGCGGAACGTCCATAGCCCTTCGCCAGCGCGCCGAGGTTGCTTTCTGCCGCCTTCAGCCCCTCGCCCGTGATGACGCCATTGTTGTCGAACCGGCTCAGAATCTGCGAGTCGATGATGCGCCCGAACTGGTCGCTCTGTGCCTTCGGCAAGCCCTGCACCAGCGAGCCGAGGCTAGACAGGTCGCCTAGAAACTTCTCGTCCGGCCTGACCGCGCCGATTCTGGTAAGTACGTCGTCATAGGCGCTGCCGAGCTTGGTAGCGGCATAGTCAATGGCATCGCGCCCCGATGAACCGGCCGGCAGTTTGTCTCCGATAGGGGCGAGCGAACGATTGATCGCCGCAGTGTTGAATTGATCCAATGTGCGGCGCTGGGAATTTCGGATCATGTCGCCGAGCACTGGAACACTCGTCGCCGCCTGCTCGACGCGGGAGGTGCCGCCTCCGATGATCTGTCCCGGCGTCGGAGTCACGCCGGCATCAAGCAGGGTTTGCACTTCGGGGCGAACGGTTGGGGACACGACAGACGCGATACCCCGGAGCGCCGCATTTGTCGCGCCACCAGCTACCCCGCCAATGATGACCTGTTTCCCCTTCTCTTTCCAGAAGTCTCCCGACGCCACCGGGGTTGACAGCGCGCCGAACATAGTACCCTGCGCCGCCGCGCCGCCGATGCTTGCCGTGGCGGGGAGCGCCGCCGCCATTGGCAGCGTGCCAAGCATGTTTCCACCCATACGCGCCCAATCGATGCCTGGGGGTTTCTGCGCCCTGTACTGCTGTTCGTTCTGCGTGATGTCAGCATCCAAACTTTTCGCAGTGGCCGGCACCATGCCAAGCGCCTGAGTGACTGGTCCGATGTAGGGCAACTTGTTAACGAACGAGGTCGCATCATTGACCGCACTGACCGCCTTGTCAGGCAGCGCGTGCGTGAGCAACTGTGCGCCGGCCGAAGAAACGTCGTTCAGGCCTTGCATGAATCGATCCGAGAAACTCATCTGTGCTTTGGCCGCAGATGATGTTGATGAGGCAGGCGTCCCCATCAGCACATCGAGCCCGCTTTGCAGCTTTGGCGCCTCCGAATCTATACCCATCAGAACATCGAGGCCATCAGACATCAGAGCGCCCCCATGTCTTTTAGCACCTTCGCTTGCTGCGCCAGATCAGCCCGCACCGAGGTCGGCAGCTTGAACAGATACTTGTGCGCCTCATCGGCCGACATCGCCTTGATCTGCCACAAACGCGGGTCGGCATTCTGGTCGAAAGCCTGTTCAAGCTGCTGGTACTTCACCGGGTCTTTCGCATTCCCCGCGCCTGACAGCATTATCATCTTCGCTTTCGTCAACTCGTTTGCGCCAATCAGGTTGTCTGCCGCCTCGTGAATGGCCTGAACCGTCATATGTGCGTTCGGGTATGCTGATTGCAGAATAGCCCGCGCCGAGTCCGTGCTGAGTCCGCCTTGACCGAGCCGGGCGACGATCTGATTGCCGTACTTGTCGAGCAGGTTGTTCGCCGTCACCGCATCGGTCGCGCGATCGCTCAACCCGGCCGTGTCGAGTAGTGCATTGACAAACTTCGCCTTGTCGGAGAATTGCCCCGTCGATGCGGTCGCCGCCAGTTGCTTGATGTTTTGCAGGTAGGAGGTTGTCGTTTGGGCCTGTGCCGCGGTGTCGCGCAGGGCGGAATAACGCTTGCTCATGTCGGCCTGTTGCGCGTCTGCCGCCGTGGTCGCGCCGAGCGGCGGCGTTGCGTACAGGCCGCCTGATGTGTTCGCGCCCGGTGCCGATTGGTCGAAGGCGTTCAACATCACCTGCCGCTCTTGCGGGTCTTTTATTCCCTCCAATGCCTTGCGGAACGCCACCGGGTCTTTGGTGTTCTGCAAGATAGGCGACTGCTGCCCGCCTCCCAATGCGCTCGCCACACTGGTAACGGGCGAAGGAGCGCCGCTCGCCTGATAACCGGCGTAAGGAGTGAACTGCGCAGTGCCTCCCGCTTTGGCCGCTGCCGCCGCCTGCATGACCGAGGTCGCGCCCATCAGCGGGTTGATGGCGGTCACGTTGCCGCTGGCATCGAATACCGGCACCCCACCTTCCGGGACGTGCGGGTTGAACGCCATCGCCTGCATGGTCTTCGGATCGCGCAGAATCGCGCCGGGCCGCGCGTTCACTGGGGCGATGTAGTTCGACTTTGCGATGTTTTCGCGCAGGACTGCAATACCTTCCGCCGATGCCGGATCAATGCCAGCCGCGAGCATCATCTTTTGCATCTCAGTCGGTTCGTTGTACTTTCCGATCAACTCGGGGAGTTTGGCAAAACCGCCCGTGCCGATGGTCCCCAACGCCACGCTGTCAGGCACGCCGGGGAACATGCTGGCATGCGGCTGTTGCGGTGCCGGCATGTTCGCCGTCGTCATTGATTGCTGGTTCTGCACGGGCGATGATTGGCCGCTGCCCGGCATGAACGATGGGGCCGATGCGCCGGCCGTCATCTGCTGGCCAGCGCCGAGGCCTGATGCCTCGTGCATCCTGCGCACCGCTTCTTCAAGGAACGGCGTTTGCAGGTTGAACATGCGCGTGTCCTGTGCAAATTTCAGTTGCTGCATGGCAAGCTGCTGTTTTGCGGCCTCCATCTGTTGCGCCTTGACTTGCATGTCTTGGCTGTTCGCCATCGCCCCCTGATACCCCGCCAACCCCCGGCCTAGCCCCTGCCCAAAGCTACCCGGACTGAGTAGACCCGCGGCCAGTTGCAGCGTCGCCATCGATTTTGGATCGTCCCATCCATCGCCTAAGAGTCCCATGTCAGCCCCTTACCGGAACGCGCAAGTAATCGGGCAGGTTTTGATACTGCCCGCTCGGATCGTATGTGGATGCCAGCGCATACGGGTTCGTGGTGCTCGACGACCCGCTGCCCAGCCCAAGGTTGCCGATCAGTTGCGCGCCGGCCAACCCGAGCCCCGAGATAGCGCCTAACGCGCTGCCGTTTTGGGTCTGCGTCTGTGTGCCACCCAGGCCGCTGAATTGGCTGTAGACGTTGCCGGCGTTTTGCAGCGACTGCCACGGCGCCTGCTGTTCGGTCGTGCCCAACCCTTGCAATGCCGAGCCCTGCCCGACATAGCCGGCGTTTGCGCTGTTCGTCAGGTTCGCGCCAAGCTGCAAGCCGGACTGATCGAGCCCGCGCTGCTGGGTGTAGAAGTTGTTTTGCGTCGCTTGCGCGTTGTTCGCCAGGCTGCCCAGGCCGAGGTTGTATTGCAGGTCTTGCCCGTAGGCGTTGCCGTACAGGTTCGCCGTGGCGTTGCTGATGTCCTGATTCGTCTGCCCGATGGCGTTCGCCTGCGCGATGCCCTGCCGCGAACCGCCGTAGCCACCCGCTGCCATTGCACCGGAGTCGATGCCGGGCAGGATATTGTTTTGCAAGTTACGGGTCGCGGTGTTGGCAATCGCGCCGGCCTGCGCGCCCAAATAGGGATTGCTGGGTGCGCCGCCCATGCCGAGGTTTGCGTCGTAAGGGTTCGTCGCCATTTCAGTTCCCGTAAGGCCGCAGATTGCCGAGTAGCCCGGTCATCTGCGGTCGTTGTTGATTAAGCTGGGTTTGCATCGGCTGCCAGCCCGGAACTTGCGCTTGCGGTGCGACTTGCATAGGCTGTTGCGCCGGCTGCGCGGGGTTCAGGCTCGCCTGCCCGCTGGTGAATGGGTTTCCGGCCATCGGCCCACCCAGCAGACCGCTTCCTGCGCTGCGCATCTGGTCAAGCCCTTGCGTGTAGCCGGGGCTGAGAAGCGCGGCCTTTTGCATGTCGATGCCTTGATGCTGCGTGGCATTCAGGCCGCTGTTTTGCGACTGTTGCGCCTGCAACGCTGCCACTTGTGCCAACAGCCCGCCGCTTCCGTCAGCACCGTAGAGGTACTTCGACATCCGCGGGTCGATGGTGTTTTGCGCCGTGCTGGTCGCTGAATTTAGTCCGCTCAAAGCTCCCCCCGATCCTGTTTGACTGCCGATGGCAGCGCCAAGAAGACCGCCTCCCGTTTGCAGAAGCTGGCCGTTGCTGATGCCCGGAATGAGTTGGCTTGCTGCCGCACCACCAGCCGGTACAGTTCCAGCGGGCACGCTCGCTGCCGGGGCCGCACCTGCTGGTGCCGTCGCTGCCGAGGGGGCCGCGGTGGCAGGCGCTTCCCCTGCCGCGCCTCCGGCCGCCACCTGAGCCGCGGTCAGGTTGCCAAGCCCCCCGGCATCTGCGCCGGCAAGTTCAAGTCCGGTGTACGCCTGTTGCGCAGCAGTCAAGCCACTGGCGCCTTCGGCCGCGCCACCAAGTCCCGCGGCGGTGTCCCATGCCGGGACACCCGACGCGACGCCTTCGCCCAAGAACGCACCATTGCCAACGGCCGCCCCCGCGCCTCCTTCAGCAGCGCCAGCGCCACCCGCTGCTAGGCCACCCACACCCGCCGCGGCCCCGCCGACGACACCGCCCGCGAGGATCATGGCGATCTTGAACGCCGTGTCGTCGTCCTGCCACTTCACGCCGTCACCCTGCATCTGGCCGGCTTGATTGAACAGCCCCGCTTGCGATGGGCCTTCACTGACCTTGAATTGCGGGGTCAATCCTTGCTGCTGAATCCATTGCATCAACTGCGGGTCAAAGCTCTGCGTTGCCTGCCCGCCTGAATCGCCCCAGCCGTTCGCCCAGGTCTGATTGACGGTCGGGCCGGTGTAGCCCAGCGACTTCAGGTAGGCCGGGTCTGCCCATCGTGAATTATTCGACAGCAGCCCCATGCCGCTTCCACTGTCTCCAAGATTGGATGTCGTCCATTGTCCCGGCTTGGGCAGGTTTGCCATCGCCATGAAGTCTTCATAGTCCATGCTTACCCCAGCAGGTGCCATGCGGCACCGCGATAACCGTAGAAACCGGCGCCTGCGCCGGGGTTCCATGACGTGCCATCGGCAAGGACAATCAAGCCCTCACGCGGTTTGGCCGGCGCCACGTAAAGCGTCTTGAGCAACAGGAACGGCGCTTGCGCTTGGAAGCTCTGCGCAATCGACAGCAACTCACGGCGCAAGAAGTCGCCGACCTGCGCCGTATCGACGGGAACATCAGATGGCGTGTACATCAATACCGCCCGTGTGCCTGCACGTCAGCATCGAACGACTTCAGCCGCCAAAGTGCCGAGCTTGTCGAAGTGATCCGAATCGACAGAAATCGCCCGGTTGCAAAGGCATCGACCTTGCGTGTCGTGCCCACGGTGTAGGTGACGGGAGCGCCCCATGTCGGCGCCACTTCGGCATCCATCGACGCGCCCAGCTCGAAGGTCAGCACCGTGCCTGCCACCGCCTCAATGCGTGGCGTGATCGACTTGATCGTCTTGACCACATCGGGCGCATCAAAGGCGATGCCAGTGCGCTCCAGAATGCACGTCGGGTTGACGCCGTTGAACTGCGAGCCACTTTCCATGATCCATATGCCCGGCGTGATGTTGCACGTCAACAGCCGGGTTTCGGTCGCGCCGAAGCCGTCGTTGTTCCACGTCGAGACATCGTTCTGCCATGTGTCCGTATCGGTTGCCCATGTCGCATTCGCGGCTGAAATCACTTGCCCCGATGCGCCATAGGTGACGTTGGACAACTGCCGCACGCCGAAGGTGTCGTCTTGCCAGTTCCACACAAGGGCCAGCGTGCATGTCGCCTGCCCGTTCTCAGGGAAGCAAATCCATGCCTCGTTTGTCGAGTAGTTCGCCGTCACGAATGAGCGTGCGAAGTTCGTCGTGTCAATGCTGTTGAACAACCACTTTCGAGTGCGGGCGTTGACGATGCTCTGCGGCCCCTGCCCACTGTGGACGATCACGTCACCCGCAGTCAGCACGACATGGCCTTTCGGTGTGTTGGCAGCGCAACCACGCGCCAGCATCCCCACGTCGCCGGGCAGGCGGTAGAAACGCCAGATGAAGGGCGCGCCGATGTACTGCATGCCGTACATCGAGCGCTCTTTGTAGATGACGTTCACGTCACCCATCTGCAACTGATCAACCAATAGATCGGTTGTCTCTGCCAAGTCCTGTTCGCCCGCGTCTTTGGTGGCGTCGGTTTCGTCCCAGCTCGCCGGTAAGGTGCCAGGGTTCGCCGCGGCCGACCACTTGACCATCGAGCCGTAGCGCGTGCCGGTCTTGGTCACGTCAAGCGCGACAAGGTAGTTTTTGAACGGGCGCAACGAAGCGCAGCGCCAGTTGGCATTCCAGCCGGTCAGGTTGGCGAAGTCGTTGGCGACGTTGCCGCCCCAATACTGCGGCTGGTCAACGCCGTTGTTGATAACCATCACCCCCTGCGCGCTGCCGCCCGTCCATCGGTCGTCCACGGCCCCGGTGTAAGGCGTGACGGGGGTCAGGTCGGTGCGGGTCGCGCCATCGTCGCAATAGACGCGGGCAATGCCGGCGTGAATCCAGAATTTCGAGTTCAGCGCGCGATAGGGCGTCAGGAAATACGGCGTGACCGATGGCGACGTGAATACCTGCGCCGAGCCTCGGAACCGTTCGGCACAGCCATCGCGGAAGCGGATGTTTTGAACGCTGCTCCATGCGTTGACCGGCAATTCCTGCGGCAGTGCGTCATAGATGACACCGTACTGCCCTGCGGCCGGAACGGTCGTCACGCTCATCGCGCACGCACCCGCATCGTTGAACCTGAGTACCAATCAATCGAGTTGATCGTCTTGACCGATTCCTGATACTTGCGCTCGTACACCGCCAGGCGCTCATCGTCTTGCGTGAACGGGGAAGCCGACAGAAGCGTGCCGTAGAGGTAAATGTCCGGGAAAGCCGTCAGAAGCCAGTTCGTTGTGTTCGTGATCGACAGCGCGGGAATTTTCTGCTGATAGATCAGTTCGATCGGATAGTCTGAATCGGGCGGGGGCGATAACTCAATGTTCGCGCCGATGATCGTGAAGCACGCAGGCTTTGAGGCCGCCAGCAGGTAGCGGTTGTCAGCGATCAGTTGATCCGGCGACTTGTACTCAAGCACCGTCGCTGGGTC